CCAGCGGTCCATTTAGCTTCTGTCACATCTTCACCAATCAAACGACCGTCTGATGACAGCACAGCATTAGTAACTTCACGGGTTTCGTCTTTTGTGCCGGTGACAGCCTCTGGCACAACGGTTTGTGCTTCATGTGCAAGAAAGCCGTCAACCGTAGTATCGGCATCTGCGGTAAAGTTAAACCTCTTAGGTGCCAGCGCCTTCACACGGTCAATGGCACCTGTCATGTCGGCTACGTTTTCTTTGAGGCGATAGTCTGAAGATGTGTTGAACGCTGTTGACGAAGCAGATACCTGAATTGACCCGACGTTACCGTTAGAGTTTCGGAATGTCATATGAGTGGTAGTTGATGTGCCGTTTGTATGCTCAGTAACAATTCCTGAGTTTGCAACACGGTCAAACTTAACAAGCATTTTACCGGCAGAAACACTGGCTGTGTCACCAACTATAAGGTTGCCAGAACTGTCCAAAACCACCTTAGCATCAGAAGACAGACTAGCTTGTGAGTTTGCGTCGAATGCAAAGACTAATTTGTTTTCAGAGTCATCAACACCAATAGCGTAATAGTTGCCGCCGGATTCATTACTGTTACCATAGTTATGTGCAAAACAAATCTGGTGGTCTGCTGAAGTGTCAGCACGGTCAAGAATAATCATGCCATCAGACGAAGAGTCTTGGATATGCAATCTCTTCTTAGGTGTGCCAAGTCCTATACCAACAAAGTCATCCGAACCGTGAACGA